TTATTAATGCCAATATCCAGCATACCGGCAATCTAAATACGATAGGCAGTATATCAGTCACTGGCACCATGACCACCCAAGGCGACATCACCACCATCGGTAGCGTAAATGCCACGCAAGACGTTAAGGGCGGCGGTGTGTCGCTTAAATCTCATAGGCATGGCGGCGTAGAGACTGGCGGCGGCAGCACCAGTGGACCCAATTAAGCAAAGGTGAGCCAATGAAATTACAAAGATTTTTAGCGGATATGCTCACTACTAACCGAGTTAGTCGTCAGCATGAAGCCGTATCAACGATTAATGATGTCGATAAGAATTACGAGGTCTTAAACCAATACGGCCTTGGTAATATCTATCACAAGGATAAGCAGCCGCGCACACGTCAAGCAATTTACACCATGTGGGATTACATGCTATCAGACCCGCAAATTGCTGAAGCACTGAGCTTGCATGTAACTGCTGCACTTGGTGGCCATGAAACCACTGGTGAGACGATGTTCATCACCCCGCATGACCGCGTAAGAGGCAAGGGCCGGCGAGCTGAAGACTTGCGCCGTCGTGTTGAGCGTGAAGCTAAGCACATAGGACCGCTGCTTAACCGCTACGCCTTCTCTTTATGCCGTCAAGCTATTGCCTATGGTGACAGTTACGCTCGAATCTACTCGGATAGCAATCGCGGCGTTTATGATTTGATGAATAACCGCCATACAGCGCCGCCACTGATCATGTCTTTTGAGCAAGGCGGCCAAACGATTGGTTTTCATGCGCTAGAAGAAGAGGATGTGGAGCGCACCATCGCTAAGCTGTCACCCATGCAGATGCTACGGGTTAAGATGCCGCGAATTGATATCGTGCCACAACTGCCCTTGCAGGTTTGGCAGGACATGAAGGTGCTGACATACGACATTCAAAGCGAATGCCCGATAATGCCAGCTGAAGTGGGCGGGTCGTTTTTATACCCCATTGAGAACCCTTGGAAGGATGTCACAATTAGCCGCGCCGGTCTAAACAACCAGCAGATTGCTGATAGTGTGCGACAAGCGTTTTTAACCATTAACATGGAAGGCATGCCACCGGCCCAGCAAAAGAAATACAAAGCCGCGCTTGAGAATACGCTCAAGGGCTACCGCGATACGGTAGAGGAAGCATTCGAGGGCGGCGAAGCTCTATACGGTACTAAGTATCACGTGCTCCCACAGTGGGGCGATAAACAGATTATGCAGTCTGTAGGTGATATCTCCCAACGTATGGCACCGTTAAACTCTGAGACGTTAATGATTGCCCTTAGACGACTGGCAGGCGGCCTTGGCATCGACCTATCGCTTGTTGGCTGGGCGGATATGCTGGCGGGCGGACTGGGTGATGGGGCAGCCTTTCACACTTCAGCACAAATTATGAGGCGTTCAACAATGATTCGCCAGGCTTTAACCGATGCTGGCAACCACTTAATGAGCGTTCATTGGGGTATCAAGTACGGCGAATATTTTGAAGAGAGCGACTACCCTTGGCAGTTTGACTTCTACAGTGATCAGAGCGCTGCAGCGACTCAGATGCTCAATAACAAGCAGAACCGAGCCAACACCACCATGATGACGGTTCAGGCGGTTATGTCGCTTAAAGAGCTGAATATGGGCAAGGAGGTCAATCAATTGATACTTGAGGATGATTTGGGTATGGATATTGGCCGAGCTGAGAAAATAGCCCTCGCTCTTGAGCCAAAACAGATGGCAGACCCATCTCTAATGGGTGGGCAATCACCAAGTGGCAGCCCTCAGCCAGCAGGCGAGCCGCAATACGATGAAGATGACGACTTTCCTGACGAGCTAGGATTTGACGATGATGAAGATTGATATTCCAGCAATGTTTGCCAGTCGAGCGGCTGTTAAAAACCGAGTGTCAGGCGCCGGCCTTAACCTTGAAGCCCTTAAAAAGATTTATGGCGAGGTGCGGGCTCACGACTTGCTGCTCCAAGCGGTTTATTTTGTGAAGATAGAGAACGTCTTTAATCACAAGGTGGATGCGCCTTGGTTTACTGATGAGTCGTTATGTTACCTGGCAACTGAGGCGCCGCTATCGTTTGGTAGCAGTGAGTCAGAGTCATTTTATGCCGGCAGCCATCAGTGCGGCTATCTAACTCAGAGAACATCAAGCGATATCTCTATCACATTTATGGAAACCACAGGGGCTCATATAGCCAAGTCTTATGTGGCTTGCCGAGCCCTTGCATTTAACGATGACGGGACTATTAACGAGCCCAGAAAGTACGCCTTTAAGTTAACTATTGGATTTTTGGACCCAAAAGACATAACCAAGTCGCCTTTAAGAAACTCATTTATCGTTGCTGCGCAAAACATAACCACTGAAGCGTCAAGCGCTGGGCGTAGCGAAGTTGTCAAGCACAGCATAGATTTTCTAAGGCTGCGCCCCACGTATCTCTCCTACTAGCAAGCGGAACACCCCCACGCCCACCATGCCTAACCTTGTCAAAATGAGTGTATTCAAACATTCATTGGTCAAGGTACTGTCATGTATAAAAAACTCCATAGTGCGCACACAAATCACCCTATTACTTTTGATGATGGCAGCTCCAGCACCCGTTATTGCCGTTACGAGAAAGGCGTAGTTTCTGGCGAGTACCGCGACATCCAGGCATTAATTGCTGATGAAGGCGGATTTGACGGTCTAGGCTTTGACGCATCAGCTGGCAGCAATGATGACAGCTGGCGTGTATTAAACATCTTTAAAGATGGCGGTCGCTACGTTGATACCGTAGTTATTGCTGGTGCGATGGATGATGACCACGCACTAACTATCGCAGACACTCAATTTGACTACCTTGGCGGCGATTACAGCGTTGTTGTGGCGCTAGATGCCGACCATCAATTCGACAACCTAAACAACCAAGGCGAAGTATGGTCTATTGACGCCATTCAAAAGCTGGCAAGCAATCCCTCACAAGACAAACACTACTTACCTGTGATTACCGCCCAAGAATTGGCGGTCGAAGCTACCCGCGCAACCTTTGATTCTGTGGCCTGGAAGGGCGAGAGCTTAAGCAGTCATGGCGGTGATGATGGTCGACTGTATATTGATCTTGTGAAAGCCGATACCTTCAATGACTTGGTTGGTGAATTCAATCTACGTGATGAGCTTATGAGTATTGGCGCTGAAACCACGTCTTTTGATTCACTTATGGACACCAATAATCGATTACCGCTGCTCAAAGACCGCCTATTTAAAGCAATGGTGCACTCTGGTGGCAGTGAGGTTCAAGTAACCAACGTCACGCAGACCAAGCCGTTTAAGCGTCAAGGCGTATCTAACGTGGCCTTTGTTTTCGACTTATCAGACGGTCAAAAACTATCCATCTGGTTCCACAACCCAGACAGCACTCCTACAAAGCTTATGCCCTCTGACATTATGATTAGCTGGAAGTGGCTACTCAATAAACGTGATGTCACAGCCGTATTGTCTCCAAAGAATGGCGATAACGTTCAGCTACCCATGCTGGCAAGCCGAATCATGCGCCTAGCTAACAAGAACAGCAAGCGATTCAAGCGCACCCAAGCTAGCCGACTTAAGACCGAAGCGGAATTGCAAAAAGCCCAAGAGTCAGTTGTCACAAAAACAGCCGTTATTGAGCAGTTGGATAAGGATATTGCGTCTTTGCAGGTTCAGATTGACCAAGCGCTTGTTACTGCAAAAGAGAAGGTTGAGGCAGCGGCACAAGCCATTAATAACGAAGGCACTGCTGACGCCAAGGCCCCAAAAAAACCAACCGCCAATCAACTAAAAGAGGCAGCGATCAGCTACGCCAGCACTCAAAAAAACAACTACATGGAAGGCGGCCTGGATTACAGAGAAATTGATAGCGTGATCGCAGGCGAGTTTGCCAAGAAATTCAAGTTTGTTGTTGGAAATGAGGCGCTAAGCAAACAGCTGCTTGACTTAACAAAAGCCAATAGTGTTTTTGATGCTCGTCACTACTTTAAAGGCGGTCTTGAGCAGTTTGAAGATGTATTTGTTCAAGAGCAGCAAGGCCCGCAACAAGGGCATAAATACAAATTCACTGAAGAGGGTCGAAGTCTGGCCCTGCAACTACTGAGACTTGCAGGCTCGCAAGACAAGCCGGTCATGGATCTAGAGCCACTGGACCACGGCGTACTAAGCATGCCAAATCGCACCAAGAATATCGACAAGGAGCTTGATAGGTACAACGAGCAAAAGGCAAAAGACGACAGACGCAAGCTTGATGACATCAAGTTTGTAAATGGCGAACGTATCGCGCAAGAAAAAGCCGATATGCAACCAGTAAAAGAGAAGGCGTGGGAGGAGTACAAGAAATACGGTACCGCCATGATTAAAAAGCACGGCGCAATGCTGCCATTTAAACTAGGCGATGGTTACAACAACAACCTAAATCCGCGCGACTTCTTGAAGGAGCTTGCAAAGCATGAGCCTAAGCGCTTCCTTGAGGTTCTTGATTGGCACTTGAAGGGCGGTGAGTTTGAAGTGCCAGCAGAGCCAGAAACCACCGAATCCGCCTACAGCCAAGAAGACATTGACTACCTACAGTCAATCATCAGCGGCACTACCAGCGCTGATGATGTTGATATGGATAAGGTTATCGAGATTGGCGAGAAAGACGAAAACGACCCTTTATTTAACGAGGCCCTAGAGGTCGTGCTAGCAGCAGTTGACGCAGAATCAGCCAACCTATAGGACCGCATACATGAACGCATTAGATAAAGCTAAGAGAATCAAGGCGCTTAAAATCCGCGTAGCGAACGCATCGTCGCTGGCAGGTCTTAGTCTAGCCAAAGCTGTCAAAGAAATAATGGCAGCTAGAGCGGAGCTAGGATTAGCTAGCTCCAAGGCTGACGCCAAGGGCTCTAGTAAGAAGATTATTAAGGGTCGTGCTAACAACGTTAAGACAGCCAAGGGAACTAAAGTCTCAACTGTGCTGGCAGTAACCGAGATTAGCAATGTTATCGCCAGTCATACGGCTAGTGGTGCTGAAAACTCAGACTATCCGCAAGAATTGCAGCCACGCGACCGAAGCCGTGACTCGTCACAAGCTTGGGTGCAAAAGACATCAAGAGAATTGGACCCCGAGAGCCTTGGAAGGTCAGGCCGTGCTGACACTGGCGCGCCAATCACAGGCAGTGACTTGGTTGTTGAAAGTGGCAACGGTCGCATCATGGCCATGCAATTGGCGTACAAGCAAGGGCAGGCAGGCGACTATAAAGACTGGCTGGTTGCTGAGGCTGACTACCTAGGCTTTGATGAAGCAGATATCGAAGCCTTTAATGAGCCAGTATTAATCAGAATTCGCACATCAGACGTGGACCGCGTGCAGTTTGCAGTCGAAGCCAACCAAGACGACAAGTTGTCATATAGCGCAACTGAGCGAGCTAAGACGGACGCTAAGCGCTTAGATGGCACATTGATGCAGCTATTCACGCCAAGCGAGAATGGCGACCTTACAGCCGCTAGCAACCAACGTTTTATCACCGGATTCCTGCAGACTTTAGGCGATACCGAAGCCGCTCAGTACATGACCAAGGACGGTAAGCCAACCCAGGCGCTGGTGACACGTGTCAAGGCTGCGATATTTAGCAAAGCTTACTCTGATGAGCGATTGCTAGAGATGATGGCAGATCAAGCCAAGCCTGAACTGCAAAACATCCTAAATGCTCTAAGCGTGGCAGCGCCTAAGTTTATCGAAGCTCAATCGGTCAGCCGTGGTGACGTGCAAGACGTATCAAGCGCAATAGTTGACAGCATTGAAGAGAGTCTGGACAAACAAGTGGCCAACGCAATTATCGATGCCACCAACGTCTTAATGACCGCAAAGGCCAACAACCAGGAAGTGGCGGAATTCGTGCGCCAGCAAGGATTGTTTGAGGACTTACCTGAAGGCGTCGGTGAGATCGCGGTATTCCTAGCTACTAATAATCGCAGTGCTAAAAAGATTGGAATCTTCTTCAAGTCAATGGCCGCATTTGCTGAAGAAAAAGCACTGTATAACCAAAACCTAAGCCTATTCGATGAGCCCGAAGCGGTTAGCATTAAAGATGCAGCTGAGTACGCCATCAACGAGATTAAGCGTGAATATGGCGATAGCGCGAACCTTGATATGTTCGACTCACTCAATATGAGCCCACTTGAAAAAGCACGTGCGATTAAAGAATTAAAGGCTGGCGTGGATGGTGCCAAGGCGTCAAAAGGTGTTAATCGGGCAAAAGCCATTAAGGAAATCATGGCGCTTCGCAAGAAGTTGGCTCTAGGTGCTGCTGAGCCAAATAAGGACACTGAGGCGAAGCTGGCAGCCTTAGAGAGCAAGGTATACGCCAAGAAGTGGAGCAGCCTGACTTTTGATGATGATGCCTTTGAGATGCTATTTGATGAGGTGACGGCAACAGGCAATCAGGAGCTTATCAATCGACTGGACGTTATCGCTCAGCACGTTGAAAAGAGTTTGGTGTCTTATGCCCATGCAATGCTGGCGAGTACAGAATCATGACCAACCCAGCGAACGCACACAAAAAACAAACCTCCCAGCACTTAGGCGGCTTGTGGGTGGAGAAGGGCTTAAACCCTAAGCTCATGGCCAGAATTCGCCCCGTTGTTGAGAGTAGGGATGAAAGCGGTCAGTCGTCTTATGGTATTGATCAGGCAGAACCTGAAGTCATCGCTCTATTTGAAGACGGTGAATTTGCTATTGAAGCCCAGTACTCCACCCCTTTTGAGTCATCGAACCCCGAGGGGCGACTACCAAACCTCATGGGGATGATTCAATCTGGGCAAGGAGTGGCGGCAATCACGGCCCTAAAGGCTGCTACCGTTGGTGGTGACCTTGGTGCTGCTGCAGTCAATGCGGTCAGCGCAGGGGCGGAGATGCTAGGGGTTAGTGGTGCTATAACAGCAGCAAACGACCAACTCATGGGCTTGATGAACCGCTCCAACTTCACCAAGTTAAACAGCCGTCAAATCTACACCTCATCAAACTCAGTCCGTATCAGCGGCACCTTGGTTCTGCAAGCTTGGTCTGACGCCAAGGTCGAGGTCGAGGCTGTCATGCAGAAGCTGCAAGAATGGGCGTCACCTAAAGAGCTGTCCAAAAACTCACTGCTCGTTGGTATTGCCACAGAGGGCTTTAGCGAGGGTCTATTTCCATCAGTCATCCCACCACTAGTGCAGCTCCAGTATGGCGGCTGCACCTACAGCCCGTTATTTATTGAAAGCATATCGGCCCCAATGACCGCGCCAATGACACCGGATGGCAGTCGCATCGCCGTCCGGGCACAAATCACCCTGCTGTCACTTGCAGCCTGGGATAAAAACGACATCGCAAACCTAAGACGCTAGGAATCCATTATGCAAACTGCAATTGACTGCGAGCTACTGAACACCACGGTATCACTGCCAGATTTGACCATTGGCCAAGCTATGGATATCGCCAAAATACCTGAGCGATTGAACGAGAAGCGAATAAGCGCCCTCATTGCACACCTATCAGGCGACGCTCAGCTGGCTGGCAGGTTAACGGTGCAGGAGCGCTATTACGTGCTGCTAAACCATCAAATGATTGCCAACAACAAGTACTCAGAGCAAGGTGATCAGAGTCGCTACATCATGCCGACCATCCAGTCCGAGGTGCCAGAAAACGCCAGTCACTCGGACTTAGCTGTCAGCCTGCAGCACTTGCGCGGAAAGCACGTTTGCGTCTTAGAGTCCCAATGCGAGAGCTTGTACGACTGGCTATGCGGTCAGATGGCTTGCCAGTTACATGGTGAGCTGCCAATTGGCATCAATGAAGATGGTAGTAGTGCTGTGGAGCTGTGGGAACCCATAAGCACCGAGCTTACAGAGAGTGAGATTAATAAAATCATGCAAGAGCGAGTAGGCAGGATCAATGATTTGCCAGAGCATGTTTTTAACTACCTTGTGAGCATTTATAACAGCCTGTCGTTTGAATTGTCGCACTTTGTAGATATCAGTCATGACGATGAAGGGGTTACGGTACTGCCTTATGATGCGGAGGGCTTAAGCGGTACTGAGCCTGCCCGATTTCTCGCCCTTGCCGCTTTGCGGGGCACAGCCAAACGTCTT